TGGTGATCACATCTTGCTGACGGGTAAGCCGTAAGTGGCTAAGCACTTCTGAGAAGCAGGGCAACAGCTGCGACAAGGCAAAGAGGTAACCATGTCCGACATCTACCAAATCACGTTAACCACCCAAACAGGCGAAACCTTCACGGGCAAGATGTCACGACGTCAGCCTGAGCTGGTAAACGGTTTTGTGCCGCTGGCGACCGAGACGGGCGAGTGGTTGTATTTCGCTCCGGCCGATGTGAAGCGCGTGCAGTTCACGCCAGTACCGGCAGAGCAAACCGAACAGCCAGAAGAACAAATAACGGAGTAACGAATGAGCAAACCGGACTGGGAGGCCATCGAGACGGCGTACCGGGCCGGAGTGATGTCCCTCCGAGAAATAGCATCACAGCACGGTATCAGCGAAGGCGCTATCCGTAAGCGTGCCAAGCGTGATGACTGGTCGCGTGACCTGAATGCGAAGGTGAAAGAACGAGCCGACGATCTGGTACGCAAAGCTGAGGTACGCAAACAGGTACGCAGTGAAGTCACTTTTAATGAACGCGTACTCATCGAAGCGACGGCTGAGGTAATCGCCAATGTCCGTATGGAACATCGCGGTGACATTAAGCGTGCCCGGCAGATAACTAATGCCCTGTTTGATGAGTTGGGTGCAGAGTGCGCAGACGTGTCCGCACTGGAGAAGCTCGGAGAGCTGATGTTCGACCCCGACGACAAAGGCCAAGACAAACTCAATGAGATTTACCACAAGGTCATCAGCATGCCGGAGCGCGTTAAGTCGGTTAAGGCACTGAGCGACGCGCTGAAGAATCTGATCGGGCTTGAGCGACAGGCCTACGACATAGATGGGCCTGAAGGCGACAACTCTGTTAAGCAACTTTCTGACCTGATGGATTTACTGTCTCAGGGGGCGTAATGAAACCTGAGCACATCAAGCTGCTTTCCAATAAAGACTGGCGGCTTAACAATCTTTACTGGATCACCGACAAAGAGGGTAAGCCCACACGCTTCAGGATGACACCTGAGCAGCGGGAGTACTTTGAGGGGATCCACACCCGCAACATCATCCTTAAGGCTCGTCAGCTCGGTTTCACGACTGAAGTGTGCATCATCCAGCTCGACGCGGCCCTGTTCGAGTCAGCTAAATGCGCGCTGATCGCCCATACGCTGAATGACGCAAAGCGCCTGTTCCGCGAAAAGGTGAAGTACGCATACGACAAGCTGCCAGCAGAGATAAAGGCGGCCAACCCGGCGAGCAATGACTCGTCTGGTGAACTGGTCTTTAAGAAGGGCGGCTCGCTATACGTCAGCACGTCGTTTCGTGGTGGTACGCTGCGCTACCTTCACGTTTCCGAGTTTGGAAAGATATGCGCCAAGTATCCGGACAAAGCCCGTGAGATCGTCACTGGTGCGTTTGAGGCGGTATCGACGGGATGCTTCGCTACTATCGAGAGCACGGCAGAGGGACGGGCGGGTTACTTCTTTGATTACTGCCAGACGGCAGAGAAAGCGTTGCTACAGGGCAAGCCCTTATCCGCGCTGGACTGGAAGTTTTTCTTCTTCTCCTGGTGGAAGAACCCGCAGTACGCAATCGACACGGTAGAGTCTCTGCCGGTGCGCCTGCTTGAGTACTTCGCTGAAATGGAGTCGAAGCACGGCGTAGTCGTCAATGATCGCCAGAAAGCCTGGTACTACGCTAAAGAGAAAACGCTCGGCGATGACATGAAGCGCGAATACCCGACCATTCCGGCCGAGGCGTTCCAGCAGTCGGTCGAGGGCGCGTACTACGCCAAGCAGTTCCGCTGGCTCTATACCAACAAGCGGATAGGGCAAATCCCGGATAACTCACATCTGCCAGTTCATACATTCTGGGATATCGGTGTGGGCGACTCCACGGCTATCTGGTTCGTTCGTGAGGTTGGCGAAGAGTTCCACATCATCGACTACTACGAAAACTCTGGTGAAGGCCTGCGGCACTACATGAAGGTGCTGAAGGATAGGGGTTATGAGTACGGTGAGCACTGGGGGCCGCACGACATCGATAACCGTGAATTCGGTGCTGACGCCAAATCCCGCAGAGAACTTGCCCGTGAAGGGTATGAAATCGACGGGCAGGTTTACAGCATGACGTTTCAGGTGGTTCCGAAAGTGGGAATAGATACCGGCATTGAGTCGGTGCGCGAAATCCTCCCGTCCTGTGTATTCGATGAGGAGAAGTGTGCCGAGGGCATATCTCACCTCGAGGGCTACCGCAAGGAGTGGGACGACAAGCGCGGCTGCTGGAAAGATAAGCCGCTTCATGACTTCACATCACACGGCGCTGACAGTTTCCGCTACTTTGCCGTAGCGAAGAACAACCACAAACAGGTCGGCGCAGTATTCTTCTAAGGAGCTCATCAGTGAGTGAAATAAGCACCGGGGAACAGTTCCTCGTTAATGCCCTTGCTGATGCTTTAGGGCGGCAGCGCATGCTGTACGCGGGCCAGCCGGGAAATACCAAACGCACAAAGTTGTGGGATGAGTTCGGTTATCCAAATAGTCTCGAGTTCGACCGCTACTACCGGGCCTATGAGCGCAACGCGGTGGCGTTTGCCGCCGTTCATAAGCTTCTTGATTCGTGCTGGGTTGATAACCCGACGATCATCGACGGCGACGATGGAAAGGAGTCAACCGAGACAACGGAATGGGAGAAGTCAGCTACTAAATTGCTGAAGAAACACTGGCCGAAAATTAAGGATGCGGATCGCCGTAACTTGGTTGGCCGGTACTCGGCATTGCTGATTCAGTTTCGGGACGGAAGAGAGTGGAGTGAGCCGGTAGACAGGTCGGTGGTGTCACGGCTGAAAGACAAGGCCATTGTTAAGCTGATCCCCGCGTGGGAATCCCAGATCAAGCCAGGTAATTTCGATACCGACACGCTTTCAGAAACGTATGGCCAGCCAGTTTCGTACAGCTTCAACGAACAGCCAGTTGGTGATGATGGTACGTACGGCCCGGTGCGAGGCGTTACCGTACACCCCGAGCGAATTATCATCCTTTGCGAAGGTTCAGAAGACGAGAACATGCTCTCTGGCGTGCCTTTCCTGCGCGCGGGCTACAACAAACTTCTCGACCTTGAAAAGGTATCGGGTGGTAGTGCCGAAGGGTTCCTGAAGAATGCCAGTCGCCAGCTCGGGATTGCGTTCGACAAAGAAACCAACATTGCGAACCTGTCAAAGCAAGCCACAGACGCTGGCTACAAAGACCTGGGCGAAGCGCTCAACGACAAAGTCGCCAAGATGAACCGTGGCACTGATTCTGCCCTGGTAATGCCGGCCGGCACGCCGTCGGTGCTTTCTGTTGCAGCTGCCGATCCATCCCCGACTTGGACAGTAGCTGCCAACGAGTTTGCATCTTCGATTCAGTGCCCGTTCACCATACTGTTTGGTCAGCAGACGGGGCGCCTTGCCTCAGATGAGGACAAAACAGACTGGGCGAAGCGCTGTAACGGCCGCCGCTGGGGATTCCAGTCGACGGTTATTGAGAGTGTGCTTGAGCGCTTCTGGACAGTAGGTGTCATTGACCCGCCTACATCCGGAGAGGTTACGCTGGCATGGTCTGATCTGCTCGCGCCGAGTGAGAAAGAGAAGATTGCCAACATGCAGGCAATGGCTGTCGTGGCGAAAGATACCCAACAGGCATACGGCACTCCGGCAGTGGATGAAAACGAAATCCGCGCAGTTGGTGAGCTTGAGCCTCGCAAGGTCGTGCAGCCACCTAACCCTGATGTAAAGCAAACCGATAAGGATCCGCTGACAGATGATGATGACAGCGCAAACCAGAATCGGGACGCCAATCGTACCGCGTAATAAAGCTGACCCGACGCAATCATCGCGGCAGGTCAGTCGGATGTTCAATGATATCGAAGATCGGTATCTGAACATCAAGCGCAGGCTTAAGGCTCTGTTTGAGCTGCGGCTGACTGGGCAGCAACGTGAGGCGAACGCACAGCAGTCCTGGATGATGTGCAACAACGAGGGCGCAGAACCTTCGCTGTATCAAGTCAATGCCGGTAAGTTCGTCTATGACATGACAGCTGCTGAATTGGCCGATCTGCTCCAGGTGGTGCAGTCGATTCTTGATGATGAGCTTCTTGAAGGCGGCAGCCAGAACCTATGGGCGATGGACTACGTCATTGCGGAATATGACCGCGGCACGCTAAACGCCTTCACCAACCTGTCGGTGCAGTCGCAGGCGTACGCCAGTCAGACGACGCTCCAGCAGCTTTTAAGCAGCCTCGGCTACCTGAACCAGATAGCGGCGGCAAGACTGACAACGTTCAGTGACTGGAAGGTCATCAGCGACACCGCCCGCGGCGACCTGACAAACATCATCACCGATGCGGTAGCGCGCGGCGTGAATCCTCGCGAGACAGCCAGCGTAATCAGTAAGCGCCTCGATGTGTCCACGTCGAAAGCGAAAAACATCGCTCAGACCGAGCAGGTCGGCGCGCTGAGGCAGGCACAGTGGAACGAAACCGACTGGGCTGCTGACAGGCTGGGGCTAAATACTGGCCTGCTGTGGCTTTCAGCACTCAAGCCAACGACGCGTACCTGGCACGCCAGCCGACACGGTAAGGTCTACACCACCGAAGAGGTGCGGGACTTCTACGCTCAGAACGGCAATCGGTACAACTGCTATTGCAGCCAGATACCTGTGCTGCTCAACGACGACGGCAGCATATTCAACGAAGGGCTGGCGGATAAGCTGGCGAAAGAACGCCAGCTCTGGAATAAAGCTAAATAACCTCTGTTACTGAAACTATTCGAATTCCAATTAGTGATGTTCCTGAGGTAGTTGAAGTGAAATTCACAGAATCACGATTAGCAGCTTCGATTACTTCTTTATCGACAGTTGTCAAAGAGTGGTCGCTTTCGACATTAACATCTCGATAAGTTGAATCACCATTTATTTGATATGTCACTTTATATGTTGCCATCAATTCACTCCTATTTATCTGAAAGACATCCGTTTAGTTATATCTCATTAGTTTGACTTGAGGAAACAGCATGAAACGCAACCGCGTTAACGTGCTGACCGTCGTCAACTCCGCTTCAAACATCACAACTGAAACCATAGACGGCAAGCCACATATCGTGGTTCGCGGCATCACGCCTGTCGTGGACGATATCGTGATGAACCGGAAGTTGTACCCGGCAGCAGAAATCGAAAAGGCCTACAACACGCTCGAGCGTAACCCGATGCCGCTGGGCCACCCGAAAGTGGACGGCAAGCATGTGTCGGCGCGTGATGTCCGGGCGGTGAACGAGTACCACGTCGGGGCCTGGCTACAGAACGTCAGCCACAAAGACGGGAAGGTGATGGGCGACATGTACGTTAACCGCCAGTACGCCGAGTCGAGCGACAAGGGCAAGCGCCTGATCAACCGCCTGGATGAGATGCTAGCCGGCACCAACTCTGACCCGATTCACATCTCCACAGGACTGCTCTATTCCGGTATCGCCGCCAACGGCGAATCGAAGGGCAAGAAGTACAACGAGATCGCCACAAACATGATGTTTGACCATGTGGCTGTGCTGCTTGATGAGCCAGGCGCCGGTACGCCGGAGGAGGGCGTTGGCATCTTCGTTAACTCAGAAGGTGATGAGCAGCAGATCGAAGTTGCCCGCCTGGCTGACGGAATCGACTGCACCCGCGATGGCCTGATCAACAAAACCAAATTCTTCTTTACCAATGCCTCCAACTTTTCCTTCGACGACATCCAGCGCGCAATCAGTGAAAAGCTGCGAGAGGGTCGATCTGATGACAACTGGCTTTGGCCAGAGTCGGTATGGCCTGACACCTTCGTATACCGGGATGATTCCCGTTATTTCAAACAGAAGTACATCATCGACGATGACGGCAAGGCCCAATTCGTCGGCGAACCTGTAGAAGTCGTGCGCAAACAACCTGAGTACGAGATTAAAACCAACGGAGAGAACGATCCGATGAAAGAGCTGATTATCAATGCGCTGCAAGCCGCTGGTAAGCCGACCGAAGGCAAGTCCGACGCCGAGCTGATGGACGCATACAACCAGATGAAGGCCGACGAAGCCGCCGCCAAGAAAAATGGCGACGAAGAAATCGACCCGGCAACCGGCAAGCCCAAGAAAAAAGAGCAGGCTACAAATAACGAAGAGATGCCAGCGTGGGCGAAAACACTAGCCGATCGCGTGGACGTCGTTTTCAACAGTCTGAACGCGAACGCCGACAAAGAGAAAGGCGAAAAGCGCGCGGCTGTGAAACTGGCGATGAACATGAGCGATGAAGAAGTCGCAGATCTGGACGGCAAGGCGCTCGACGCTATGTACGCCAAGTGCCAGACCTCTTTCGGCCTGAACGGTGCATTCCGCAACCAGGCTACCAACACCCAATCAGTCAGCGAAATGCCGGAGTAAAAAATGGCTAAAGACGGAAAACACGTAATTCACGCCGGTGGCGTATTCCCTAATCCGCTGCTCAACCGTGAAGGCCGAGCCACCGCGGTCAAGCCCGGCACCCTGGGCTTCTTCGATGCTGGCGTCTTCAAGGTGTCGGTAGATGGTAGCGAAACAGCGATTATCTATGTCGCTGACTTCGACTATCTGCGCTGCAAGACGGTAGATGACACGTTTGCTGTCGACGATCTGCTGGTGGGGATCCATCCACTGCCTGGCATGTTCCTGAACGTCCGCGCTGCCGCCGGTACCTACAAAAAAGGCGACGCTCTCTCAATCGTCAACGGCCAGGTGAAGAAATGGGCCACTGGCGAATCAGATCGCTGCTATTGCGACGAAGAGCGCTCAATCACCGCCGCTGCTGGCGACCTCATTCGCGTAGTGATTAAGTAAGGAGTCACTGAATGCTTGTTTATTCTAAATCGCTGGGCGAAAAGACCGGCAACCTGGCCGTGAACCAGTACCAGTTTGGTATGCTGACGCAGGAGCGTAATGCCGCTTTGAACCATCAGGGCATTAACGTAATGCAGGAAATGGCTGATCGCCTGAATGCAGTTAATCAGCTGAATGGCATCAACGCCGTTCGCTCACCTGCTGATCTGTATAAGGCATTTGACCAGACCGTGCTGCGTCAATTCCAGCCGAACACTGAGTTCACACTGTTCAACGACCTGATGCCACTGTCTCGCTCGGTGCGCATCAACCAGACCGTGTACGAATACGCTAAGTCCGGCGGCCGCATGTGGGCTCACACCTCTATGTCAGGCCAGATCGGCGCGGCGTTGGATGCGGTGCAGTACCAGTACGACGGCACGATGGTTCCGGTGCACGATACTGGCTTCAAATTCCACTGGCGTGAGCCTCGCCTGAACAACCCGGATGCGTTCGACATCATCTCTGATGCTCAATTCGAGTCCACCAACGAAGTCCGTCGCCAGTATGTGGATTACATCTACAACGGCTATCGTGACGCGGAAGGAAACTACATCAAGTTTGATGAGAAGACCTGGAAGGGCCTGAAGAACGATGAGCGCGTTGCGATGGTTGATCTGGGCGCATCTGGCCTGAATATCGACTTCACCAGCGCCTCCGCCACGGCAGAGCAGATCCGTAACGCGGCGATTAAGCTGCGCGACACTCTCAAGCTGACCAACAATCAGTACGCAGAGCAGACCTGGTATGTTTCCAGCGCCATCATCTCCAACCTGGAGCGCTACTTCAGTGACAACTACCAGTCAGACACGATCCTGCAAGAGCTTCTGAAACTGTCCGGTATTGCCGCGATTAAAGAAGATGCTCAGCTGACAGGTAACCAGATCCTGATCGTTCCGCTGACCGCTGGCGTGATTGCTCCAATTGTAGGCCAGGCGTTCGGCACTGTTGCCGACCCGCGTCCGTTCTACAACAGCGATTACATCTGGCGCACCTGGGGCGCTGCTGGCCTGATGGTTAAGACCGACATCAACAGCAAGAAATCTGTCATCTACGCACACAGCTAAGGGGTGAAATATGGCACTGGTTAAAGTGATTAGCGATAACCTTTTCTCCGGTGCCAATCTCCAGAAGTTGGAGGTTGGTGCAAAGGTGGAGGTCAGTGAAGAGACTGCGATCAAGTGGAAAACCGCTGGGCTGGTAGAAGTCTTGTCAGGCGGTGACCGCAAACTGGAAGTGGCTACGCCAGGCAACGATGAAGACACCTCCGCTAAATCGAAAAAGGCGAAATAACCATGGCAACCCCGCTTACGCCAGAAGAAATTAAAGGCTTCCTCGCTGAGTTGGGGTACGCCATACCTGATGCCTTGCTTACGCCGATCCTCTGCGTGGTGAACAAGATTATCCCGTGTCTCGATGGCGCGGGTTATGACGAGTGCACCGCGAAGCTGATCCTGATGTACGCCGCCGCGCTTATGGCTACTTCGTCCGGCGCGCGCCGCATCAAATCGCAGGGGGCGCCGTCTGGCGCGTCCCGCTCGTTTGAATATGGTGACGACAGCATTACCTGGCTGCGCGACTCGTTGGCCCGGCTTGATACCAGCGGTTGCACCGGTGAGTTGCCTATCAGCGCAGGTAATGGCGTCGGCCTGTTCATGGTGGTCCGGGGCTGCTGATGACATACAAATCAGTTAAGCACGGTCTACCGCGCTCGTTCACCCGCGTCTGGGTGATGACCGACACCGGGCGGGAGACTACCGGCTACGTGAAACCGGACGGGGAGTGGTTCATCAACTGCCCGCGTATCCGGGCGACTGGCGCGAAGGTGCTGCGATGGAGGGATGACTGATGTCTGCAACCGCGAATTGGTCATACACGGCAACAGCGACCATCTGGCGAAAGCTGGAAGGCAATGACGAATACGGCGACCCGCTGGGCTATGCCGAACCTGAGCAAATCCTCTGTGATTACGAAGGTGGGCTCAGCAAGAAGTTAGCCAGCCTGGGATTTGAAATCGTCGTTAAGAACACCGTCTGGACAGAGTTCGCGCTGGCGGCCACGGGTGATTACCTGCTGATTGGCGTATCGACGGAAGCCGACCCGGTTGTGGCCGGTGCCGACGAGGTGCGGCAGGTTATTCGCTATGCCGACACGTTTGAGCGAGTGGCGGATGATTACGCCATCCTGACGGGAGTGTAGCCATGGGCATCAAAGTACGTGGCGTTAAGCAGTCGAAAGCCGGGCTCAACCGCATCATAAACGACGTGAAAGGGCGAAAGGTCGTCAGGGCGCTACAGTCAGCAATGATAATCGGCAGCTCCCAGGCCGCGCTTTATACGCCGATAGACACTTCAACGCTGCTTAATAGCCAGTATCGGGAGTTGATAAACAACGGCGTTCGACTGACAGGGCGAGTGGGTTACACGGCGAACTACGCTGTATTCGTTCACGACCCGAATGTTCCTCAAACCTTCCGCCGCGCCACCGCGCAGAAAGAGTTCCTCACCAAAGGCTTTGAGGATACCCGCAGCCAGATTGATGCCGTAATTCGCAAGGAGCTTTCAGTATGACACCTGCCATGTATGAGCGCGTGCGTAACTACTTCGTTGATGCCGGGCTTACCACTGGCTTCATTGTTCAGTTGCTGGCTTGGGACGACACAACGAAGTTAACCGACGCATTCATCGTGTTCCGGCCTAACGGCGGTACCGACATCCGAAATGACCTCGGATCTGATCACTACGTGCTGGTGGATGTCATTTCCGCCAAAGATAAGCGCCGCGCAGCCGCTGAAAAGGCTCAGGAAATCATCAATTATGTCGAACAGAACGACATTGCCGACGAATGCCTTGGCCTGATTCAAAATCTCGGAAACATGCCAGCACCAATCCTGACCGAAGAGGGCCGCCTGGTCTTCAGACTCCAGTTCATGTGCGTCTACGGCGAATAACCCAATCATCAACCCATCAGGCTGCCATCCGGTGGCCTTTTTTTTATTTGAGAGGTACACATGCAAGGCTGTGCTAATGATTTTGGCAAGCTGATCGGGAAAGTAGCTGTGCTACGCATGGCCTTTGGCTGCCCCGACGCAGTGCCAGCGCTTTCCGAGTGGAAGCGTCTCGGCGCTATGACGACTAAGGGCATCGACTATTCGATGAACACCATCAACTCCGAGGCAGATGATGCTAAAGGGCTGGTGGAGAACCTGGTCAACAACATGGATCTGACGATCTCCGGCGAAGGGGAGTTTCGCAAGTCTGATAAAGATAACGAGATCGGCGCGTGGCGTCTGTCGAAGTACATCTTTGACGAAGTGCAGGCAGGCCGTCAGCCTAACCTGTGGGTGCGGTTCGACTTTGCTGGTGAGAACGCCGGTACTTATATCCAGGGCTACATGAACACCACTTCATGGTCTGGTGACTTCGGTACCAACGATATCTCCACTTTCTCCGGCGAGTGGAAGGTCTACGACGCCGACACTGTCGTGTTTGAAGTCGCTGATTCTATCGCGGCCACTGGCGTTGAAGTAACTCCTGCAACTGCTTCTCTGGTCGTTGGAGCAACCCAGCAACTCAGCGGCGCGGTTCAGCCAACAGATGCGACTAACAAAGCGATCACCTGGACCACTTCGGCACCTTCCATAGCCACCGTCAGTTCAACCGGCCTGGTGACAGCAGTAGCCGAGGGCACCGCGACTATTACGGCTACCACTGCTGACGGTGATTTCACCGACACCTGTGCTGTGACCGTGACTGCCGCACCGTAATCACTACAAAGGGCGGCTTGCTGCCCTTGATAATGGTTATGGAGAACGATATGACCCCTTTGAAAGAAATTGGCGAGTGCCTGATTGGTGCTGGCGGCCGAGAATACTTCTTCCGACCATCGTTCCGCAATATGACGCGAATCGGCGAGCCTGAGCATATCGTCCGCACTTTCTATGCGCTGTTCAATGACGATGTGGCAAAGATGCTTGAAGCGGCCAGAGAAATTCACAGCGCCATACCGGAGCATCAGCGTAAATTTTACGCATACTACTTCGGGGACATTTCCCTGCCGCGGTGGGCTCTGGATGCGGCAGGTTCTGCCGCGTTTGTGCGTGAGGCATTGCTCTCGGCTATTAATGTCATTCAATCATGCTGTGACGAGGACGTTTCAGAGCTGACAGGCTGGCATGAGCCATCACGCACTGGACGGCGAGCGTTTGTATGGCGCCGTGGCGCGCTTCCGCCTGAGAACCTGATTCTGATAGCTCAGTCACTGATCATGCATGGCGTTATCGGACGGGCCAAGGTTCGTAAGTTGCAGAAGCACGAAAGCAAGGAAACGACACCGGAGTTCCATGCAACTGAATACATCATGGCGGCAAGAAACCATTTCGGGATCAGCAGGGAAGAGGCTGAAAACCTTACTATGACCGAGTTCGCTATGATGCTTAATGCCAAATACCCTGACCAGAAGGGCTTCACGAGGGAAGAGTACGACGCGGTTATGGACGATGATGATCGCCGTTGGCAGGAAATGGTTGAGCGCGAAAAATCAGCAAAGAAAGCGGCCTGAGTTAATAATGGATGTTCCAGCCCCGCCTGACCGGGCGTATGATGGCACGACAAAAATACTCAGGGGATAAGAGTGAAGAAAATACTTTTGGTTTTGGTGATTCCATTGATTCTGGCTGGCTGTAAGCCTGGCGAGGAAAAGGCAATTTCTCTGGCACAATCTGAAGTTTCAGCCAATCTACTGGATCCTGGCAGCGCGCAATTCCGCAACGTGAAAGTTGTGAAGATGACAAATGCCGATGACGGTCGTGTTAATGCTGTTGTTTGCGGGGAAATTAACGGAAAGAACGGTTTCGGTGCCTATGCAGGGTTCCATCCTTTCTTTGTTGAGCTGAAAATGAAATCGAAGGGGATGTTCTCAAAAGGTGTCGACTACACCCTTGGTGATCACTTCCTCAGTTCGAAAGATACGCCTCCACCACCGGCTTACACAGAACGATGCCAATAAACGACACGAATAACTAACCCACCACTCGGTGGGTTTTTTTATGCCCGGAGAAAACTGATGTCTGAGAAAGCAGGCGAGATTTATTACGACATCGAGGCCGATGTTTCTGGCTTGCTCAAGGCGCAGGGAAAGGCCAATAAGTCGCTCGACTCCATCGGCAACTCGGCGACCAATGCAGCCAAAAAGATGGATGAGTTGCAGACGAATATCAACCGCGTCGCCGGGGCAATTGCCGCCTCACTCGTTGTTGACTGGGGTAAGGCATTCCTCGTAGCTGCTGACAACATGAGCCAGCTCAACGCGCGTATAGAGAGGCTCACTGGCAGCGCAGCGACAGCATCGCAGACTATGCAAAGTCTGATGCGCATCAGTTCGGCAACGGGTGGTTCGCTACAGGATACAGCAAAGCTGTGGGAGACTCTCAGCACGGCGTTGCGCGATACCGGAGCGACCAACGGCCAGATCATCCAACTCACCGAGACGCTTCAGAAAATCGGTCGCATTGGCGGATCCTCTTCCGAAGAAATGGCGAATGCTCTTCGTCAGTTCGGCCAGTCAATTTCCTCCGGAACGGTTCGGGCGGAGGAGTTCAACTCCATCCTTGAGCAAATGCCGGAACTGGCGCGCCAGATTGCCGCCGGGATGGGTGTAAGCATCGGAGAGCTTCGTCAGCTCATGCTGGACGGGAAACTGACGGCAGAAGATGCTCTGAACGCCATTCAGAAGCAAACCGGTTCAGTGAATGCAGAGTTCGAGAAACTACCGCGCACGCTTTCACAGGCCAATACCGCTCTCACCAACTCTTTCCTGACCATGGTTGATAATATTAACCAGGCTACAGGGGCTAGCAACGGGATGGTTCTGGTTATCGATTCTCTTGCTGTTGCCATTGGCAGGCTTACCGGGCAGGCCGCTACCGCCAGTCAGCAAATAGCAGATCTGCGCTCTGAAGCCGAAATGTACGCCAAGCGAGCGAGAACATGGAGTTGGCTTGGCTTTGGTGACTGGCAGAAAGAGAACGAGGAGAAATCCGCGCAACTTACAGCTGAAGCGTGGGAGAAGGCCTCTCGCGCCGGTTGGGATGCGGTTCAGAAAACAGCAGCAGCTACTAAGCCTATCGAAATAAAAGCCATCGCCACTTCAGGTGGTTCTAAAACGAAAGGCGGAAAGTCTGCGGCACAGAAAGAAGCTGAGCAATACGCCAAAGCTCAAGAATCTGTTAATCAAAAGCTTGATGAACTGAGGCAGAAGGCCGAGCTGTCAGCTGGCAGTGTCGGTGAACTATCCAGAGCGCAGTCCGTGCTTAATGCGCAACAGTCTCTCGGTAACACAGCCACGCAGGAACAACTTCTGCTGGCCGGGCAACTGGCAGGAAAAGCCTGGGACAATGCCAACGCATTGCGTGAGCAGGCCAAGGCTGAACGGGAGCGCACAGAGGCTGCCAATAAGTTCAGTACCATCCAGGGTAAAACCAGCAAAACTGCCGGGCTGGATAGCCAGTATCAGAAAGACATTGCTGACATCCAGCTTTACGCCCAGCTTTACCCGCAGAAGATCGGGGAGGCTGAGGCAGCGCGTGCCGCTATAGAGCAGCAGTATCGTGACCAGCGTAACGCTGCGATGTGGGAAGAATGGGCGCAACAGAACGCGGCCACTCAGGCAGCAGCTGCGGCATTTACCGCATTCGGCAATAATGCCTCTAACACTCTGACTGGCCTTATCACCAAAAGCATGGACGCTGAAGAAGCGGCTAAATCTTTAGGAAGAACCGTTTTAAATAGCCTAGTAAACACATTTGTGCAGATGGGCGTCGAGTGGGTTAAGTCGGCCATTATGGGCCAGACGGCCACTACCTCGGCGGTTGCAGCATCCACCGCGGCACAGGCAGCAGGCATCGCAACCACGACGGCGACATCTACCGCGGCGGCGGCGGCCACAACGGCAGCATGGACTCCGGCGGCCATCATGTCATCCGTGGCTTCATTCGGTGGTGCGGTGGCTATTGGTCTTGGTGCGATGGCTGGCATCCTGGCACTGTCAGGAAAACGTAAAAACGGCGGGCCTGTCTCGGCTGGTGGGATGTATCAGGTCGGCGAAGGTGGCATGCCAGAGATTTACCAGGCCAGTACCGGTAAGCAGTACATGATACCAGGCGACAATGGCAGGGTGATCAGCAACAAGGAGATGACTTCTGGCGGCGGAGGGGTAGTTATCAACATCCAGAACTACACGTCATCGTCCGTTGATGCACAGGCTGGCACTGATGCAAATGGAGGACTTACCGTTGATGTCATTGTTGCAGACCTGAACAACGGCGGGCCAATCAGCAGCGGTATAACCAGTAACTTCAATGTTAAACGCACGCCAAGGGGGCAGGGCTGATGCCAATTATCGACTATCCCGACTGGCTGCCGCTGGCGCAGAAGGCCAGCAAAAACATGACGCTCGATACCGGGTTCCAGACCGACCAGCCAGCGGTCGGCCCGGCTATCTTCCAGAACCTTACCGACGACCTGAAAGTGACCTGGTCTCTGACGTGGATCTTCACCTTGGCGGAAGACCGAGCATTTCAGCAATGGTTACGTAGTCCCAACTATCTTCACGGCGGTATTTATTGGTTCAGAATGCCGATAAATCTTGGCGGTAGTGGCTTGCAAGTTCAGGAGCTTCACTTTACGAAAGATGGTTTCCCTGTCCAGACCAATATTTCTGGCGGAGTGGTGACCTGGACGGGAACCGTTATTGCCAACCACCTGTACAACGCCGATGACGAGTTTGACGACATCATTGTTGAACTGCCGCCGCCGTGGGATTCGTGGCTGGATATCGTTGTCACGGGTTATCCGGACGGGCGCGATCCGGAATCACTACCGAGGGCGCCGTAATGCCGAGCTTCAGGGAGTATAAGCAGCAACGCCCGACGCGCGGACTGTACGACACCATTACGTTCTACCATCCATCCTTTGGTTACGTTCGCCTTGTCGACAAGCAGTTCTTCCCCAAGACGCTCGGCGGACAGGCGTACACGCCGGCGCGATTTGAAATCGAAGAGAGCCAGCAGAGCGGTACGCCGGTGATCGACGCGACGGTGAAGTTAGGGAGGCTGTCGTCTGACATCAAAGCGTTGATGAAGCAGTGGAAGGGTGCAGCCCGTCTGACGGCCATTACGGCCACCAGGCAGATCTTCGACAGCGGCGATGTGTCGGTGCCGATTAAGTCGTGGCAGCTTTACGTCAAGACGGTGGACATCGATGCCGACGCCGCGTCTGTCACCCTGTCTGTGACCAACCCGCTCAATAATAATATTGGAAAATTATACGATCCCCTCGAATACACTGGACTCCAGTACCTATAAGGAATCCGCATGACTAAAGATGAATTTATCCGGCGGGTTATCGGAGTGCCGTGGGCTAACCGGGCCTGCTCGTTCGAGAAAGTCGACTGCTGGGGCTTGTGCGTATTGTATTACCGCCATGTCCTCGGCATAGAACTGCATCAGACGCCGGACTACGAAGCCGGCGAGGACTTCTTCACCTGCTATCAGGGAGACGTCGTTTTCTGGCGCAAGGTTGATAAGCCGGTCGATGGCGGGATATTTGTCGGGTACCGCGGCGCGCAACCGGCGCATGTTGGTCTGGTACTGAACAGGCAGGCGCTGCACTCCCGCGGCGAGAATGGAAGCGTGCGCATGGACTCGTTGCTGGTCATTCAGCGGGCATTCACCAAAGTGGAGTACTTTTCGTATGGCGCTGGTTGAGATATCGAATTTTCCAGGAACGCCTAAGCTGCGTTGCAGGGTGCCAAACGGCACCCTTTTTTATGACTGGCTGGCGGCCAATGACGCTACCTTTCACCGTGATCTGCTGATCGTCCGCAACGGCGTAAGGCTGGGCGACGATGACGAGCTGGCGTTTGAATTGAGCGAGTTGGACAACATCCAGATTTTCGACCAGCCAAAGGGCATTGTCGGCGATATCCTTAGCCCGATATTTAAAGTAGTGGGCCAGGTGTTTTCGTTCCTGGCGCCGAAGCCGGCAATCGCGAACAACGGCGGTAATGCCGTCGACTCACCGAACAATAGCCTGACCGGTCAAACAAACACCGCGCGCGTCTACAAAGCCAAGCCGGATATCTACGGCCAAATCCGTTCGTTCCCGGATCTGATTCAGGAATCGGTATTTGAATACGTTCATCAGACTTCCACAGACGGCGGCCTGAAGTACGTCACTGAATGGATGTGTATCGGTATCGGCAAATACGATTACGAGTCCGTGCGCTACTCAGAATCAAGCCTGGGCTCTCTTGCAGGTGCTGAATTCCAGTTCTTCCAGCCTGGCGAAGTAATCCCGCAGATCGTTGAAGGTTACGGGTTCGATGACGTCGACGGGCAGGAGGTTCCCGGGCAGAACGAAGCCAGCGACTTCCCGATCGAAACAGCAACGGCAAACACGGTGGTCAGCGGAACGTATTCCGGCGGACAGATAGCGATGAAAATCGTGAAACAAGCTGATTTTGACTATTTCATGGGTCTGGTTCTGCCGCATGCGGTTACCTTCACCATCAACGTTACGTACAACACAGCATCAGGCAGCGTCACCACTGACGCAAATTTCTCCGGCACGCTTATTTCCGCCGTTGAAACAAACGATGGCGCTGTGGTTAACCCGGTGCGCTGGTACACGTTTACGATGAACCAGCTGGAGGGGCCGCAGGACATTCCTGCTAACGCCACGATCAACACCACGAAATTCATCCTCAACGATAACGAGGCGCTGGTGGTTGGGCCGTTCTTTTCTCCGGTCGAGTCAACGCAACTGTGGCTGCATACCCAGTCCAGCCTCGGCGGGAAGAAAGAGACCAACTGGAAGGTTGTCATCTGGAAAATTGACGACGACTACAACCAAGTTCCTGGTACGCAGCAGACATTCTCGTATCGGCAGACGACGCCTCACCAGTCGACCAGCGAAGTGTTTTACCGAACCGACAAGATCACTCCGACCGGAGGTTTCGGGAAGTACGCGGTCAGCTTCCAGCGCACGGATAACTCCGGCGACGCGTCACTGCTGAAGGTCGAAGAGATCCATAGCATCAACATCCGTACGAATGTCGTTCACCCGACCGACACGCTGGTACGAGTGAAGGTGAGGGCGACCGAGAACGCGCTGGGGAGCCGCGAGCGCAAATATAACGCACTGGTGACGCGCCATACCATTACGTACAACCTCGACACGCAGGAGGTGGATTACACTCTGCGGCCGTCGCGCTCGTTCGCTGATGCGGTGGCGCATACTTGGTTGATTATGGGTGAACAGCCGGTAAGCAGCATTGACCTGTACGGACTGTATTCGCTCGCTGAAAGTCTGCCTGATGAGCGACTGGGTTACTTCGACTACACGTTCGACGACGAGAACGATTCTCTCGGCGACCGCGTGCAAGCGATCTGCAACGCGGCTTCAGTGGTGGCCTACTGGGATGACGGTGTGCTCACTTTCACCAGGGATCAGAAAGTTGACTACCCGGCTGCCGTATTCAACCGGACCAACATGAAGACGGACGAGTACAAAATGACGTACGAGGCCACGCTTCCTGGCGGCTACGACGGCGTACAGGTGTCCTACGTCCACCCG